CCGAACTTTCCCTCACGGGCGTCGGCTCCAAATCGAACTTAATCAATAACAACATGACACACTTTCCCCATTACAGGGTTGCTAAAGTTTCCAATAGCGGATGCAAGTGCTTCCAAGATCTCAAGTCTTGAGGGCTGCTAGCCCTATAAGCTCTCCCCCGATCGTAAACGATCTTCTTCGAGTTTATTATCCTAAGCTACTAAGTAAGTATACCTACAAGGAATCGGGGACGTCAAGACAGGCTAGTGAAACCTGACATCGATAATCTGTACAATTATCGTCTTCGCAATGCGGCATTCAAATTCATGTGTAATGAACACGGTCCTACATACATGAATTAACACATATTCAATCGGATTATAATTATCACTACACACTTAATGAGATCATTAAACAGATCTAATAACTACACTACCAGCTATTGTTGAGGTACTACTCGAATAATAACTAGTAATTGGAAAAGTAAATGCATCAGTTCCATTACTACTAACGTAAGCGGTTTGTGAACCACTTGTTTCTGTAAATCCTGCAGCGTTAGCAAAAGTTTGATCTATAGTATTATTTATAACTGCGGTTGCTCCATTCTTAAATATCTGCCCAGATGCACCTGAGGAGAGCCCACCATAAGTTACCCACCAATCATAATTAATCACATAGTTACCAGTTGGTAAAACTATTGATCCTGCTGTATTAACAGCTCCAATTCCATTGGCAGTTGCTGTAGCTAAAACAGGGTTAGTAGCTACAGTTGTCGCACCCGCTGCCTCGGGCGCACTAGATTGAAACCAAGCGACAGATGAATTCACTGGGGGGACCGTTCCACCTCCAGCATTCAATAAGGTTGGTAACTCCAACCTAAACTTGTATCTAATTCGCAATTCAGAAATTTTTGTTGTTCCAGCCTGCCCTATTGAGGCAACATACAAATTTCCACCATCATACAACCTTATATCAGTATTCGACGGTTGTAGCCCAGGCCGAATATATTTAGGATCGGCTCTATTTAATAAACTGGGTATAAGTTTTAATCCTATATCTTGACAAGGCATACAGGAAGCAGAATGCATATCAGCAATCTGTTGCTTAGTGGTGGGCAGCAAATTTGCTGCATTATAATCAAAAGACAAATAGATCTTCCCAGTTGATCCATCTGTTGCAAATTCACTCACCTCATGTAAGAGGTAAGGTTCAGCTGATATACATTTCCATGTGGTCCATTTATTGGCCTCCGGTGCCCCTAATGGGAACAATTGAGCTTGTCCTGGATTAAAAGGAAACTTCTGGATGGTCACATTACCTAAACCACCAGAACCTAAAATATCCGCCACAAACTCATCCTTCTCCAGAATATCAGTCAACTCGGGTACAGCATGTTGCAAGATGGTGCTAGCATCATTCATTGCAATTGCTCCCCGCCTACCAGATGGGCCTCTACGCACCCCACCTTTATTACGCCCACGCCTAGTAGGAACACCCCTACCAGTTTGACGTGCCACAGGTTTATTACCTGTGGACTTACTATTTCTTGCGTTAGTCTTCGCTGCAGTTCGTCGGCTGCCTCCTCTATTCATTGAACTAATCAACTTTGGACGATCACTCCTTGTCATCCTACGCATGTGGTTGAGATCAACATCTCCAAGAACACTCCATTTCTGGTTAGGGATACATACACTAACAATATATTTCAACTGGATCTCTCCAACCCAACAACAACTCAACGTCTGTTGGAATCTAACTAACACAACGACGACCTCCACGGCCAACAATTAATTACTTACTCAAGCTAAGCTTCGACACTTAGGTGTTTTCATCTAATAAAAGCTGGCGGTAGATAATCGCGATTAAATCCGTCACGGTGTTTACCGCCATAGTGTAACCCTCACGGGAAGAAGTATACCTGGATTAAGGTACGTTTTGACAACACTAGTCTTTCAAGTTGGGCAATTAAGGTAGAACTATATCAGCCCTACACAAAGGGCATCTAGCATCATGTGCTATTAAACCCATCTGTTGAAAACAGATATTACAAGTGTGATGGCCATTAGGGCAAATTACACAATCAGTGTCTCTTACGTTCATCATACAAACGGGACACTCCAACATCCTGGCTGGACCTAGATCAACTCTAAGATTTGGAGCCAATGCTCTTGGACTAGGGTTATAGCCAAGAACTCTCCTATCAATTTCAATTCCATCAATTGAAGGCGGCAACAGAGCAAAGTCTTGAGGCCTAAAGAATAGGGTGGGCGCGTCGGTATTACTTTCGAAGATACGCTCCCTCCCATCTACATCATTCCAATCATCACACCAAAAACCATTATTATACTTATCTAACCAAAATAATGTTTCAGCTGTGTGGTTGTGGTATTTACTTAACCAAATTTCCCAAGGCAACACGTCATTTCGCTTGCCCCCTTTCCTAATAAATTGTGAGAAATATTCCTTTGCACCAGGAACATGATGTAAATTATATAAATTTCCTATAGCACTTCCAGATGCTACATCATGCAAGTCTGCTTTCGCGTCACTCGCGGCATACACGCCAAACTTCATCCAAACCCTACCAGGCTTTGGTGATAGTATGCATCCCTCCTCTGTTGGAAGGAATCGGGCAGAACAAAACCCCAAATCATATATCGATTCACGATAAAAAGGCTCAGCATCAAAGCCAAACTTCAACCACCATTCTTTCCATGGTACCTTATCTCGCACATGAAATAATACGTTATCGTCACCTTGGACGATCATTCGCACCTCAGAAAGTGCTTTCTTAACCGTAATATTAAAATGTAACGCGTATATGATTATATGTAAGAACGCATTTAAGATTGAATTTCCTACTGAAGTGTAAGGGTCACCAGATTTACGACCACCTTCTACACTGTACTTAATTCCAAATCTCGTCTTACCTCTAGTATCTACATTCTTATGGATCAACTGTCTAACTGCAGTTGGGGCCCCAAGCTTATCAAACATCAAAGCTTCACTCTTTAAAAGGGAACGGCAACAGGAAGCATCAAACTTCCCGACATCATTCTCGGCTTTAAAAGGGAAATTCTGGTGCAGACTGGCCCATTCGCCAATATCTTCACCATTTAAACCTGAACTAAAAACAATTGGTTGATTTTGTTTCTTAGAACCAGAAAATTTCCAACACCTCTTGACTGCATCCTGTACAGCCATTATCCATGGACCAACTAAAACTATGAACTCAGGTTGAGCTCCCTGAATTGTCCTTGGGGTTTTATCCTTTTCACCCCCATTTCCTAGATACAATAAATTTTCAACCTTAATAAATGACGACCTTTGTGTCCATTTAACCTTCTGTTCTGCACTCAAAACACTATACTCATGAATTCCTTGTTCATCGAGCAATTTCTTCGTTTGAGTCAGAATTCGTTTCACACTGAGAGATGCATTGGACCTGACCAAATACTCTTCCCAGGGAACGGATTTAATATGATTGACGCCGGGCAGTAACAAGTGCAAATTTTCCAACATCATACGGCGATATGTTGTTAAAAGATTGGCATCAGGTACTGGTGTTGCATACAACACCCGGGCTTTAAGAGACTGATATTCATTCCAAATATTTGAATAAAAATGAATTGGCATAAATTCATGATTAATACTTGGATGTGTACGACCTGTGGACCTCATAGTCTTATCCAACAGGGGAATTTTGATGATTTTGGCACTATCCTTGAATCTCTCCACCACATGGAGAGCATTTCGAGCTAAAGTCGATTGTGTACATTTCTCCGTCTGAACGCTAGAAATGTTAACAATCACTTTTTTAACCCAGGGTCTTAAACCCTTCATGAGCTTACTAAAACAGCCCATGAGTTATATCTAATAACAACTTTATCAAAAATAGCGCAACTGCTACAGTACTCAACGTAACACGATTGTCACTACCAACAATCGCCGCTGTTACAAACATTGTGAATCCACACCACATTAGGTAATTGGCAGGTGTATACCTATTCACATATTGTCTAGCGTAAGCAGTTCCTGGATTAATCAAGTCTACAGACTCCTGGACTTGTTCAAAGCTATGGTAACTAGCCATAGCCTCAACCAACCCCCAGGCCTGAATAGCCTCAAACATCCGATCCTTCCTATAATCGTCCAAGATTAAAGGCTGTAGTAAAGAGCGTAAATATACACTCGAATTTTTAACTACAGATTTTTCACTGGGATTACGATTGCCTGTTTTCCACCAAGCAAGGTAAGCCTCTTTTAAATATAGTGGACATTCGCACTGAAAATCAGTTGGCAACACATCAATGTGTTCCAAATTGTGAGCCTCTTGGGGCCACCACAAATGCCTAAACACCACATATACCAACGCATTTAATATTGCGCACAACCACAATAAATAATGTCGTCTAACTTCACTCATATAAGTTGGAACAGTGCCGTAGCGCACCGCCCCTCTATGTATATACATGTATCTGTAACCATGACTTGCAGGTCTATGGTAGCGTGTAATCCAATCGTTCATAGATCTTCCAAAAAACATATCGCAAGGTATTGGCACTGGTCGAAGAGCTTTATACTCAACCGTTTCATATCTAAGTACACCAATAGTTTGCAATCTAAACGTTACACCGCTCATGTATCTCCCCTTCCAATCAGTCTCTTGGTAAATCGGGCGGTCTCGAACGCCTTCATTATCCAATGGATTAAACACAGCCGGCCAAGGGTGTGCGGGTGGGTCATTACCACCGGGATTAACCGGGGGTACAGGTGGGTTACCTCCCCCCCCTCCTCCGGGGGGCCCAGGGGGACCAGGTGGTCCCGGTGGGCCACCTCCATCAGGCGGACCACCATCATTGTTATCATTTGGATCAGCATCGACAGGATGATACTGTCCATTATCCCCAGCATAATCTATGGCCCTTTCAGGCACTATTAACTGTTCTGGCTCATTCAACCCAACCACATCAATAGCAGCTCGATCAGGCTCTATTTGTGGAATAGGAACAAAAGCTGGTCGATTCCTTTCAGGGACATCGTCAACTCTTATTTTTTTTTCCTCTAGAATATTCACTACATTCTGAACTCTAGATCGAGTGGCTACCAACTTGGGAGCAGTAACCACAGGGTGTCTACCCTCTAACCTAGCACACAACTCTGCTACATTAGTCTTTTTCTCCTCTGTAGGATCTTCGATAAAGATAATATTATCCATATATTTCTTAAGTTTCTTTTCTTCTTGTTCTTGCACAAGATCGAAGAATGTACGTAGTCTTGCTCGACCACTCCCACCTCTCAATCCAACATTGACAACTGCTAATATTTCGCTACACAAATTACAACATCGCACGGGAACCTTCCCGTCACTACCTCTCCAAGGGTTATTTAATCGTTGAATATTTGTGTAAACTTGCTTGTCGCAGAATGAACAATAAAACTGAATTGGGGATTTAATAATAAATTGTTTGAGATCGCCCTGGTCTATTTTCTGCTGTTTTGCTGAAGAAATAGTTAATAACCCCTCACACCCAGAGGGGGGGCTAACAATAAAAAAAAATATTAAAGAAATAGTAAATCGGTCATAAAAATGTGAACTTGGGGAAAACATGGGAATAGCAATACCTTTCTCAAGGGTACTGAGGGGGCCAAGACAGCGTTTTCTTGCGATCTTGTATTGGAGGTGCTCCGCGCACACAAACCCAAGTAGGAAAAACCATTGGCTTCGAACCACAACCTACTTCAGAGCTGTTGAATTAACAACAACTCACCGCGACACCCATTTTGCCAAGAACATTCAAACTGTTATTTACTAGCGCACTCATACAAAACAACACACACTATGCATATTAATACAAACAATACACACTTACACACTGCATAATACATTGTTACAAATACAAATCTAGCTGCAGCTAGACTAAAGGGTAGGGGGACAAAGTCCCCCACCCCCTTATTGGGGGGTTCGATCAACTCGTTTGACCCCCCCATCCCCTGAACCTAATTCTAGTTAGGCGCCGTTCAGGATTCAGATCCTATCACAATAGATCACATCGCATAACTATATGACCGAGCATATCACACCACAGATAGGGAATCAAAGACCCCGTAGCCCTAGGCTACCGCAGACTCCAATTCACACTACATAGACATGAACACTTGTTGTACTCAACCAGCGAGAAATAAC